AATTTCTTTGATCCTTACATGAGCAAGCCTGACTTTCAACGAGCTATCAAAGATCATAGCGATGTCGTATACAAGGTTACTGCTAAGACATGTCATACTTGCAAGGGTAGAGGTAAGATAACCAAGGTTAAGAAAGATGGCACACCATTCAAGAAACCAAACAAGTGTCCTACCTGTAACGAATCAGGATGGCTATATCAGACTAGACCAGATCAGATAGCAGGTCTTAGGTTTAACCCACCGACAGCTAAGTGGGTAAGTGCTAATGGGTTTAGTACCAACAAGATAAACCTTGAGATACTAGAACACTTTGCTAAAAGAAATAATAATACTAAGGCAGAGTTGTTTCTAAAACGTGTACGTAGATTGTCTGCACTAGAGACATACTTGTCCTCGTTTGTTGAGGGTATATCTACATACACAAAGTCTGACGGTAAGCTACATGTTAGATTACTACAGCATCGCACATCCACAGGACGATTTAGTGGTGCAGATCCTAACATGCAGAATATGCCTAGAGGTGGCACGTTCCCTGTCAAGAAGATCTTTGTGTCCCGATGGGAAGGTGGCAAGATACTTGAAGCAGACTTTGCACAGCTAGAGTTCAGGACTGCAGCATATTTGTCACAGGACGCTACTGCTATCAAAGAGATAGAAGAAGGCTTTGATGTGCATAGTTATACTGCAAAGGTTATCACGGATGCAGGACAGCCTACATCTAGGCAAGAAGCTAAAGCACATACCTTTGCTCCTCTGTATGGAGCTACAGGATTTGGCAGATCACAAGCTGAAGCATCCTACTACGAACAGTTTAGTTCAAAGTATAAGGGTGTTGCAAAGTGGCACAGGACATTGGCTAATGAAGCATTACAGACAGGACGCATTAGGATACCATCAGGTAGATCGTTTGCATTTCCTGATGTAGTTAGACGAAGCAATGGATCTGTGTCTCACTTTACACAGATAAAGAATTACCCTGTTCAGGCATTCGCCACAGCAGACATTGTTCCTTTAGTTCTTATGACTATTGATAACATGTTGTTGAATATGGAGAGTTGCATAGTCAACACTGTGCATGACTCTATTGTAATAGATGTCCACCCTGACGAAGTGGATCAGGTTTTAAACTTAGTAAATAGTATCAACAGTGAGATGAAGAAACTTATCAATACTAGATGGAAGATAGACTTTAATGTACCCCTAAAATTAGATGCAAAAATAGGAGACAACTGGCTTGACACCAAAGACGTAGTATGATAAAACTATATTTTTAATCTTAATAAGGAGAAAACATATGAATGAAGTAGTAACTATAAACGGAAACTTTGAAGACATGGCTAAAGCTATGGGTATGACAGGTGCATCAGGTACTGATGTAACAAAAAAGTCTGTTAGCTCTTTGGCTAGACTGCGTATAAATCATACACCTATCATGGGTACGACAGAGATCAATGGCAAGTCTGTGAATATTGAACAGATACCATCTGGATCTTATAAGATAGAGATACCCGACAGTGGCACATACTATCAGTCTGATCTAGAGATTAGACCTTTTATGCAACGATATATGTATAAGAGATTTATCAAGGGTAATGATGACAGTCCAAACAGATATGTCAAGACTGTTATGGCAGATAACCTTGACGTAGATCTCAAGGACAACGATGGTGGTCACAACTGTGGTAAACCTGCAGGATACATTCAGGACTTTAACGCTTTACCTGATAAGCAGAAGGAACTGATCCGACAAATAAAAAGAGTTCGTGTTGTGTTTGGTTTAGCTAAGTTTGACAAAGCTATGCAGATGGACGGTGATGTTGCAGTTCCGTCTGATTTAGGTCATGTTCCTTTTATATGGGAAGTAGAGAATCGTGAGGGCTTCAAGACTGTTGGTGAGGTATTCAAGAAGCTAGGTAACATGAAGAGGTTGCCTGTGAATCATCTGATACATGCTTCATCAGAAGAGAGAAAGCTACCAAACGGTAATACTTATTATGTGCCTAGCACGAAGCTTGACTTGTCAAGTAAGATTGAAACATCTGATGAGGATCAGGAGTTGTTTGGTAATCTACTTGCTTGGGTGACTAACTATAATCAGTACATCATGAGTCAGTGGAATGAAAACGTACACAACCATGAAAATGTTGACGCATCAATGGTTGAGTCTTTCATTGATATAACCACTGAAGAGAAAGTGCAGTAATGAAACACAAGGCAGAACTATTACTGCATAAGTTCTTAGACCAAGCTACTGACGGTAAAAAGATCTTATCCGATGATAACATTGACAAAATAGCTGATGATATCAAGGAAGCTTTGCATCGTCAGTTTGGTTCTAAGAACAACAGAAAAGAGTTCGGGCTACGTATGTCTAATATAGGCAAGCCTACTTGTCAGCTTTGGTTTGAGAAAAACAAACCAGAGGAAGCATTACCTTTTCCTAACAACTTTGTTATGAACATGATGTTAGGTGATATAGTCGAAGCTGTATTTAAAGGCTTGCTTAGACAGGCAGGTGTTGCCTATGAGGACTCTAAAAAAGTATCTATGGAACTGAAGATAGATTCTAAAATAGAAGGCACGTATGACATAGTTATTGATGATGCAGTTGATGATATTAAGTCTGCATCTGATTGGTCATACAGAAATAAGTTTGACTCTTTTGATACTCTCGCTAACGGTGATGCATTTGGATATGTAGGACAGTTGGCAGGGTATGCACAGGCTCTTGGCAAGAGAGCAGGTGGATGGTGGGTCATAAACAAATCTAATGGTAATTTTAAATATGTACCTGCCGATGGTTTAGACTTGACAAAAGAGGTAGACAAACTATCTTCTAATCTAGATGTGATTGAGAGTAACGAGTTCAAAAGATGTTTTGAATCTATACCCGAAACATTCAGAGGTAAGCCCACAGGAAATAGGATCTTAGGAACTACATGTTCATTTTGTAGATTCAAGCATTCTTGTTGGACTAACTTGCAGGAGTTACCATCTTTGGTATCACAGGCAAAAGAACCTAAGACTGTTTCATATGTTGAAATTAGAAAGGAGAAACTTATATGACAGAGAAAGAACCTACGTTAGAGGAAATGGCTGAACAGATTTCTATGACACAGAAGAAGTTAGCCGAAATGAAAAAGGCATACCATGAAAAGAAGTATGCGTCATACAACGCAGCAAGGGAAGCTTTTCTTGCAGAGCATAAGGCTTTGTATGGTAAAGAGCTAGAGAGTCCGTTTGCTCTCTGGTACAAATGGTAATTGTACACCTCTAAACAATATAAGGTAGCACGTAAGTTAGGCTATCGTAGTGGACTCGAAGTTAAGCTTTCTGAGTTTCTTGATGAAAGAAAGATAAAATATATCTATGAGGGCATCAAGATAGAATGGGAAGACTTAGCCTATCGTCATTACACACCTGACTTTGTGCTACCTAATGGCATAATAATAGAAACAAAGGGACTGTTTACCGTTGATGATAGAAGAAAACACATATGTATACAAAAACAGCATCCAAAACTTGACATACGTTTTGTGTTTACAAGCAGTAAAAGAAAGATTCAAAAAGGTTCTAAGACTACATATGCCGATTGGTGTGAAAAGAATAACTTTTTATGCTATGATAGGATCATACCAGAGCCTTGGTTGAAAGAACGTAAAAAGAAACCACATCCTAAACTCATAGAGTTTCCAAGGAAAAAATTTATAAGGAGATAATAATGACACAAAACGGATTTAAAGACTTGCATTTTAAATTAGACGATCAGGATATAATAATACGTATGCAACCTATTCTTGATCATCAAAATAATTGGACAGGAGATGTTACCTTACAAGTTCTGGACTCAGTTGATAATCCTTTATCAGATAGAGATTTTAACGATATCATGTTTTTTGCACGTATGTGCCTTGTTGGTATTGATTTACTTAGAAGTGACGAAACTTACTCAAGAAAAGTTTATGAGATAGTTAGAAAAGAATTAGAAGAAGAAGCAAGACCTAAACTTAAACTAATTACTAGACATGATAATGTTATTAGTGTAGACTTCAAAGCAATGAAAGAGAAACTAAATGGGAGTGCATGATATGGCAAAATGGGAAATGAATTGTAAGGATAAAGATATGGTAAACAGTCCACCACATTATAATAAGTACGGTGTTGA